CACAGTTACGTTTTTCGCATACCCCTCCCACAGCTCAGAAACGCCACTTTTCATGAAAAACCCCTCTGAGAGCCTAGAAACGGCACATGATGTCTGCACGGGATACGTTGCGTCGGTTTTGTCGGGTGAGATCACCGCAGGCGCATGGGTGTTCGCTGCCGCGAAGCGGTGGGAGCGCGACGCGCAGCGCGAAGACATCTACATGGACTGGGAGGAAGTCGAGAAGCTTCGAGCGTTCGTGGCGTCGCTCGATCTGCTGCATGAGTGGAGCCGCTCGAAGTTCGCGCTCCACCCGTGGCAGTTGTGGGTAGCCGCGAATCTCTACGGCTGGCGGTGGACTGCTGACGGCGCTCGGCGCACGAAACTCGCAATTGTCCAGGTGGGGCGAGGGAACGGGAAGACCACCATGATGGCGGCGCTTGGGCTTTACGATCTGACTCTCGGAGAAGGCAGGCGAGTGCATGCGCTTGCCAACGGCGAGCGGCAAGCCATGCTCACGGTGTCGAGCGCTCGGCAGATGGTGATCACCATGCCGGATGACAACCAGTGGGATCTCGAAGTACGAACCAATCCGGATAGAGTGCTTCGCAAGACAGCCGACTGCGAGTTCACTGCGCTCCCCGCCATGGAGAAGAACCTAGACGGACTCAACCCGTCGCTGTGGATCGCGGACGAAGCAGCGGAGTTCCGTGGTCGCTTCTTGACAAAGCTACTAACCACCGGAGCAAAGCGAAAGGAAACGCTCGGCGTAATCATCTCGACCCCTGGCGACAACCCCGACAACCTCTTCGCGGAGATGATCGGCATGGGGCACGCAGTCTTGAAGGGTGAAGCCGAGGATGACTCAGCCTTTTACGCTTTGTACGGAATCGATGGATCGGACACGCCAGAGGATGAGGGCTGTTGGGCAAAAGCCAACCCCGGCATGGCGCTCGGACAGCCAGACCATACCTCTGTGCGTCGGGCGTGGGCGACAATGCGGCGCACGCCGCAAGGGCGAAACGAATTCGTGCGCTACCACCTTGCTCGACAGACGGAAGGCTCCGGTGCATGGCTCGATATGCAATTGTGGAGCGGGACAGAATCCGAGATCCCCGACGGCGGTGCAGTGTGGATCGGGCTCGATCTCTCGAAGAGTCTCGACATGTCCGCGCTGATGGTTGCATGGCCGTCGCCGGATGGATCGGTACATCTACAGGGTCACTACTGGTGGCCGTCTGCGGATGTCGCACAGCGCGAGCTCGACTACCGACTACCGATTCGGCGGTGGGCAGCGGAGCACAAACTCAACCTCACGCCAGGGCGAGAGGTTGACTACGAAGCGATCCGAGATCGAGTCAACGAACTCGGCAAGCGCTACGACATTCGCGCAATTGCCTACGACGCATGGGGATCAAAGTACCTAGCTGAAGTGCTACAGCGCGACGGGTTCCCGATCGTCGAGTACTCGATGGGGATTGCGACGTTTGCGCGTGGCGCGCAGCTCTTCCAGAACCTATGGGCAGGGCAGAAGCTCGCGTGCGCGTCGGATCATGTGCTACGCGCGAGCGCTCGCGAAGCCGTCGCGCAGCGCGATCGAAATGGGAACGTCCGCCCGATCAAGTCCCGCGAGACTTGCATCCTTGACCCGTTGGTAGCGTCGATCATGGCGGTGCATGCATGGGGCGGCAAGGCCGCATCATGCTACGAGGAATAGCACCAAACATAGCAAGTAGTGCGGATGTAAGCCTAGGGCATTGACTCCTGCGCGTACCCATCAAAGATGGGTGGAACGTGCTCGCACTTCGATCCATCTTTTCAAATTGGTTCGCGCCATGGTCATCCACGATCATGACCATGGGGAACACTGCTGTTCCAATTCTGTCGGGAACATCAGCGCTCCGCTATACGCCAGTGTGGCGCGCGACTACGTTGATCTCAAACGATCTCGCGCGAGTTACATCCGAGGTTTCAAACCCGAGCGCTGAGGCGCTTTGGAAATATCCGAACCGATGGCAAAGCGCTTTTGAGTTTCGCCGCTCGATGACAATGCAGGCGTTGCTCTACGGCAACGCATTTGCGCTGATCAACCGCACTCGCGGCGGGGAGTTCCTTGAACTCCTCCCCCTCGATCCCGAGAGTGTGACGCTCGATCTGACGGGGGCTGACCCCGTGTACAAAACGTCGAGCTACGGCACGCTCCCACTGTCATCAGTGCTGCATCTCCGCACCCCTGGATACAACGGGCTGTGGGGTGAATCCCCTATCCGGCTGTGCTCGGTGTCAATGAGCATCATGGCTGCTCAGGAGAATATGGCGCTTGAAGCCTATCGCAACGCAGCCAATCCAAAGGTAGCGCTGATTCACCCTGGCCCACTTTCTCCCGAAGCGCGGCAGCGGATCATGCAGGACTACGCGAACAACCACGCCGGAACAGTCAACACCGGAAAGCCAGTAGTGCTCGCCGAAGGTATGAAGGTCGAGCGCATCAGTTCCACGCTCGACGATACAGGGCTTGCCGAGGCGCGCCGGTACTCCATTGCCGACGTGTCTCGCCTCTACGGCGTGCCGGTGTCTTATCTTTCCGAGCATGCATCTAGTGCCTACGGCACGATGGAGTGGCTCTCGCGAATGTATGTAGACGGATGCATTGCACATTGGTGTGCGACTTGGCAAGCCGAGATCGTCGCAAAGCTTGGATCACCAGGCGACGTGATGGTTTGGGATCTCGATCAACTCACGAAGCCGAGTCTTGCCGAGACTATGGCAGCGCTCAGAACAGGCGTAGAGAGTGGCGTAATCACACGCAACGAGGCGCGCGCACGTCTCGATTTACCGCCACTCGCTGGCCTTGACGCACCGACGCTCGCGTTGAACATGGGCGCGGGTGGCGGTGCGTCGAACATCGGTACAGACACATCAGCAAACGCGATCGGGGATTTCACATGAGCGAATGCACGCGAGCAATCCAAAGTAGTAGTTTTCAGGGCGGCAACAACCTGACCGGATACGCAGTGCTATGGGATTCTGAGAGCCGAGATATCTTCGAAGTGGGGCGAAAGTTCACGGAGAAGATTGAGCGCGGAGCGTTTGGCGCTCTCGACACTGCTGATGTAAAGCTCTTCTACAACCACGACTCGCGCATGCCGCTCGCGCGCACAAAGTCCGGAACCCTGAAGCTCACGCAGGATGAGCGTGGCTTGAAGTTCGACGCATCGCTACCTGATACATCCGATGGCCGCGACGTACGCGCGTTGCTTGAACGTGGCGATCTCACTGGCGAAATGTCATTCGGATTCTTCGTCGAGAAGGATGTATGGGCAGGAAACAAACGATCGATTCAGTCTGCTCGGCTCACGGAAATCAGCATTGTGCAAGATGCTGCCTACCCCAATACACACTCAGCGCTGAGGCACGTTGCCGAGGCAGAGATCGCACTGCGACAAATTGCACTTCGTCGCCGCACTTGGATGTGACCTATGAAGACTTTGATTCAACAGCGTGGGGAAGCCCTTCACGAACTCCGCAGCACTCTCGACCGTTGGGAAGCCGCAACAAATCAACCGACGCACACCTTCGACAGTAAGGCCGCAGCCGAGCTCCGCGAAAAAGCCGATCGCATGGAAGCCGATCTCCAACGCATTGAAGCTGCAATGGAAGTCGAAGTTCGCCAGAACAAGGCTGCAGCGAAGCAATCAGCGCTCGCGATCCCACAGCATGAAAGTCGCCTGGCTGCAGGCGGTGGGCTTCTTACTCGCGAGAGTGCCGACTACTCGCGCCGTTGGTGGAACGCAGTTGCGACGGGAAATCAGCAGGAATTCCGCGCGTTGACAACGGGCACAAGCAACGCCGCAGTGCCAGTCGATATGGAACGCCGCATCGTCGAGAAGCTCCAACAGGTCTCGGTCATGCGTCAGCTCGCAGTCATCAACTCGATTGATTCCGATCGCAAGATTGCGCTTGAAAACGCTTTGCCAACTTCCAATCTTGTCGCTGAAGCCGGAACAATCACAGCATCGGATCCAACGTTTAGCACGCAGATCAACATCACGCCATTCAAGTACGTCTGTGCTACGACTGCATCCGTTGAATTCTTGCAGGATTCAATGGGCATCGGTGGCATCGGAACTGCAGAGGCATACATCGCGCGCAAGTGCGGCACGAGTCTCGGCCTGAAGCTTGAAGATCAGTACCTCACCGGTTCAGGATCTTCACAGCCCAAGGGGTTGAACGCATGGATCACGCAGGTGACAGATCTCGGCGGCGCTGCAATCACCACAGTCACGGGTGACAACATCATTGACACAGTGCATCTTGTCGGGCCGCAATATCGCAACTCACCGAAGTTCCGATGGGTTTTCTCTGACACTTTCCTCAAGGTCGCTCGCAAGATCAAAGTCAGCGGATCAAGTAACGAGTACCTATGGAAGGCATCGGAGAACTACTCTGACATCCGCGACGGTGTGCCTGGCACTCTCTACGGCGTGCCATACGCGATCAATCAGTACATGCCGACGGCAACGACCAACGCCAATACATTCGCCGCCGTTGGCAACTTTGACTACTTTGAGATCTTCGATCGCACTGGTGTGACTTCGCTCATGGATCCGTACACCAACGCTGCAACCATGCAGGTCGCTATGTACTTCTACCTCCGCACTGATTGCTGCGTTACGCAGCCTGAAGCATTCGCCGCAATCACCTGCTGATTCTGCATCTTTTCCCCCAATGGGGGGAGAAGGGAGCCGATCCCCTTCTCCCCCTTTTTAGGTTCTGCACATGGTCGAACTTCCAATCTCAATCGATGTGCTGCGCTTGGCTCTCAAGGTCGAAGTAGCCGATGACGATGCCGAGCTCTCTCGGCTCGCCGTTGCTGCAGGCACGCACATCGAGAGATATACGGGGCTTCGACTTCGGAGCGCAACGCGCACGCAGTACCTTCGCGCGTGGGAGCGCACGATCCTCACAGAGGCTCCGCTAGTCTCGATTACGTCAATCACATACACCGACACCAGTGGCAACCCACAGACACTGGCGGCTTCGGAGTATTGGATCGATAAGAGTCAACCGATGTGGGCGCTGATGTTTGATAATCCGGATCCGTTCAAGGAAACGACGCAGCCACTCGTTACCTATGTGGCCGGATACACGCAAGTGCCAGGCGATCTGCAGCATGCAATCGTGGCACTGGTTGGCGCTTGGTACGCGAACCCCGAAGCGCTTACCGTCGCATCAATGCAGGTCTTGCCAAAGAGCTTCGAATACCTCCTTGCGAACTACTCCACGAAGGGGCCGTTCTCATGATTGGTGCAGGGCGTTTACGCTTTGTCGCTACGCGCATGACTGCAGCGACCGCGCAGGATGCGCTTGGTGGTCGCGACGATGTGTACACGGCTGGCAGTAGTTTCCGCTGTGATCTTCGCGATCAGGGCGCGAGCGAAACCGCCTACGCCGACGGCGTTGCAGTCATCCGGAACTTCGAGATACGCGCTCGATGGAACACTGTCGAGAACATCGGACTGACCGAAATCGATCGATTGAGCGTGCGCGGGAAAACGCTTCGCATCGAGGCGATCACGAATCTCGATGAAGCCGATCGGCTCGCAGTCATTCAATGCGTGGAGGTCGACTGATGGCAGTATCGTCACTTGAAGAAGCCATCCGTGTGATGATGACGGGCTATAGCGGACTGACGCTCGTACCCGACGCACGCATCACGCACGCGAGTCGCGTGCAGTCCACAGTGCTGCCAGCCATTACCTTCGAGCTTGACTCGATCGAAGTGCAAACCATCAACAGCAACCCGCTGTACCGCATGTCGCTCACGGTTTCGTGCATCGCGGATACGTCTGTTGACGCGCTCGCGATCGTCGCACAAGTCCGGCTCGCGATCCGCGCGCTTGGCGGCGGCACTGTTTCCCCCTATGAGTTCTTCTCTGCGATCTACACCGGACACACCATCGAAGCCGTGCAGGTGTCCGAGGGTGACGAGCACGCGCCGATGATCGCAAATGTGACGTTCGATCTCCTTTACGACGAGTAAACACTATGGCAAATTCAACGGCAATCAGTTCAGTGAAATTCAACGGCGCAACGGTTGCAACGGTGCAAAGCGCACAGATCACATCTTCGCGTGCAACGATGGAAGTGACCGAGATCGGCGATGCGAATGCAAAGTTCCTCTATGGCGTGATCAGTACGACGGCATCGCTTGAAGTCTTCTTCGATAAGTCCGACCATGCGGCACTCATCAACCAGATGGGTAACGCTACTGCGGCTGTTTCGTGTGAGCTCATTTTCAACACGACTCCGGAGAGCTGGACAGGCAATGCATTGGTCAACAGCATCAACGTCACAGCGGCAGCGGGTGACGTTGTCAAGGCAACCATCGAGCTTCAATTTACCGGAGCGGTCACGCTCTAATGAGTATCTCTGACGCACTTAACTTGAAGCCGGAACGTATCACGCTGCAGTGCGGCAGCGTTGTTCTCCTTCGTCGCCCGACTTTGGGCGACGTAATCGAGGCACTCGAATGCAACGCTAAGTCCCCAGCGCTCGCGAACGCGCACATGCTCGCTCGGCACGTGCTCGACGAAAGCGGTGGCACGATTTGGGCTGACTCATCCGCTGCGCTCTCGATGCCTGCGCGGCTCGCGCAGGAACTCATACCATTGATCGAGGCGCTCTACCGCGAAGGCCAGGACTGAGCGCGGCATCGAAGGGGCTGCTCGATGCCGCTTGGAAGATTCAGCCCCCTGCAGAACTTGGTGCGTTTCATCTCAACGTGATTTTCAAAACAGTCAACTGGCAACATGAGGCGCAAAAGCTCGCAAACCTTCGCAGGATCGCTTCGGCTCAGTCCGGACAATCAATCCATTGAGCGTGTGAAGCAGCAGCTCGGGCGCTTGCCTTCTGCAATCATGGCTAAGGTGCTGAAGAGCGCTTCGCGACGGTGGGGCGCAGCCACTCGCAAGCTTCTGCGAAAGCTCACGCCGCGCGACAACAAAAGCAAGGCAGTTCACCTTCGCAGCAGCATCATCAGCGTTGTAAAGATGAAGAAGCGGAAATCCGGCTCGCTGCTCACGGTGCGCGTAGGCGCAAAGTTTGAGAAGGGCGCAACGCGCACCACAGGAGGCGCAGGATGGCGCTTACTTTTTGCGGAGCGCGGATTCCACGCATGGCCAAAGTTTGAACCTGCGCCAGTGTCGGGGCGTGGACGTGGATGGCGCAAGGGTCTGCGCGGCATCAAAGGTCGTTTCATCCGTGGAAACAACATGGTAAAAGCGACGGCGTTCAACATGGTCAAGAAGTGGGAACCGATGATCGTGGAAGACATCGAAGCAACACTAAGGTCGTTGAAGACATGACCACGAAGACATCAGCAGTACATATTCCGGTCATCGTGGATTCACGAAGCGCTGAAGCAGGCATGAAACGCTTGCAAGCGAAGATGGATCTGATGAACAAGGCAGGCGCTGTAGGTGGGCGAATTGGCGCTTCCACCCTCGGCGGCGCTGCAGGCAAACTTGGCGCACTCGGTGGCATTGGCGGCGGCGTGGGTACTGCTGCTATGGGCGCGCTCGGTAGTGCGGCAGTGCTCGCGGCTCCGTTCATGATCGCGGACAAACTGCTTACATCGATGGCAGAGAGTGCGAACCGCGCGAAGCTTGCGATAGCAGAATTCGACAGCTCTGGAAAGTCAGTACGCGACAGCATGGGAGTCGTTGAACCGCTCGCGCGACGGCTCGCCGATGCAAGCGATCGAATCAACAACAACGCAGCAAACGCCAAAGGCTTTTGGGATACGTTTTGGGCGGCAGGCGCTGATGCTCAAGGCAGAGCCGGAGGCCTTGAATCATGGGCTTCTTCTTTCATGAACGAAAGCAAAGCACAGGTCGCGAAATACGGCGCCATTCTCGGCGGCAAGTCGCTTGAAGAAGCGAACATCCTTGCAAACATTGCAAGCGCGCCCAGTGACGCAGCAGCTCAGGCATACATGCCGGATCTTCGATCTGCTGAAGCTCGCAACAAAGACAACAGCGGCATGCGAAACTACGCTGAAGCAGTTGTGACAAACGTACCAACGATGATCAGTGACGCACTACGGGGGATATTCGGATGATCACGACAGCCAGTTACCGAATGTACGAAGTGACGGGCGCTCTCACGATCACAGGCATTGATGGGCAGTGCACTACGACTGCTTCGCTCGTCATCGAGCGCATTGACGGCGCGGCAATCGCGTGGCCGTATGAGCACAATCAGATGATCACTGAAGGCGCAATGCCTTCACCCGATGATGCGTATCCGTCCGGCACTGGTGCAACGATCGAACCATTCATGTTGTGCCGATCCGTGCAAGCCACTCCGCTCCCAAGCGGGAAGATGAGCGCCATCGTCACCTACAGCACTCGATTCACTTGGCTTCGTGGCGCGAAGAATGAAGTTGGAGGCGCTGTGTCAGATTTGGCGCTGCTTGTTCCCGTCATTCAGCACACAGCAAAGCACCGGACAATTCAGACTTTCCGGCGTGGGTGGGTAACGACACCGCCTGCAGCGCTTGATGCAACTGCTGCAGACATCGGCGGCTCTGAGTTGTCGAGCGCCGACAAAGGCGCACCTGTTGAAGTGCGACAGATCCAAGTGCGGCTTCGGCTGCTTGTCGATTGCGACACCTCATCGCTCACAGTCATGCACACAGCGGTAGCTTCGTATTACGGCAAACGAAATTCCGACGTTTTTCTCGGCTACGCCGCACAGACTCTCGTCTGCGAAGGCGCTTCCATCAATCACGTTGAAGGCGAGATCTACGAAATCAACATCGAATACGCCTATGACGAGTGGTACGAGCACTCGCAAGTGCCGGAGCTCGACATCGATGGCAAGCCAAAGCGAGCGCCAGGCGGCGCACTGCTTCGCGTCGATTGGAAGCGCCCAAACCGCAGTACTGCAGCCTTCAACAGCATCTGGCCTGCAGGCGACTACGGCAGAGTGCAGCGCCGAATCTGCGAAATCGGGGTTTACTACTGATGTCATATCTCGCTGACCCAATCCGAAGAAGTGGCGATGCGATCGCGCGCGCCGATTCAAACTTCGACCACACGCCGAGCGTCGGCATGCTCGCAAAGATCGTGTCGAGCGCGCTCATCGCTACAACGGTGAAGCGCTACCTCTATCAGTGGGAGGAGGCGTGGGTAGTTGGTGCAGCGCCCTACACAGTCGTTGCCAAAACCAACGCACTCAGTGGCGCAGCGCTCTCCGTGAGCGAGCTGGGCAACGGCATCTACGTTGCCTATGGCGTGACCTACGGACTGATTCCAACAGGCTTCGCGCCGGTAGCAATTCCAAACGGCACGCCTGTTTGGATTGTGCCGAGTCGAAAGAACAACGGCGAGCTCGTGTGGCTCATTCTCAACACCCAAGCAATCGACGGGACATGTGACGTATGAGCGTAACCAAACCAATCACCATCGACCATGACGCACCAAACTCGCAGACGTTTACTTATGAAATCAACGGCGTACCGCCGGATTTATCATCGGGTTGGACTTCGTCAATGCACTTCTGGCGCGCAGGCGTATCGTCTACGCTCGCTGCTGAGTACACAGCAACCCAAGCGAGCGGAATAACGCTCGGAGCGCTCGGAGCCATCACAGTCAATTATGTGACAGTGCAGACGGGACTCAATGCCGTCAGCACGCTCGATGCAAATTGGCACTACGTTTTGGCAATCCGACAAACGGGCTTCCAAAACAAACAAATTCTGAGTGGGCCATTCACAAGGTTGCAACCATGAGCGAGACAGTAACTTGGTCAGATCCTTGCGACACAGTCACCACGACGAGCGGAAACGTCGTTGTTGAGGCGGGCTGTCCGGCTCCGGCAACATCGATCGCGCTTTCGGGAATTCTGCAGAGCGGCGCAGTCTTGTACGACTCGATCCAGTGGAACGGAACTACATGGGTAGCCGTCGATCTTCAAGCAAGTGCAAATCGGATTGTCATTGAGTCGGATATGAACACCCTCGCGGAGTTCGCATCGTTTCAAACAGGACTGGGAGCGGGAAGCACTTTCTTAAATTCGTACACGTTCGACGGACGAATCGGATATCTGACTTGCTCGACTGGAAATACGACTACGGGCTTTGCAGGCGTGGGCACAGCTCGAAACGATGGCATCGTGCTCGGCACGTTTGCTACGGATGTCTGCGACATCGTGCGGATGCCACTCCTATCCGGTGGAACAGAAACATACTTCGTGGATTGCGGTCTCACGACAAACCGCACGGGCGGCGCTTCTGCTCCGATAGATGGTGTTTACTTTACGTATTCTCACGGGCAGAACAGTGGTAAATGGCTGTGCTGCTGCATGAATAACAACACGCTCACTTCTGCGGATAGCGGAATCACGGTCGCCGCGAATACTTGGTATCGCCTGGATATCAAGATCGGCACAACAAGCGCGCTTTTCTACATTGACAAAGTGCTTGTTGCGACGGTGGCAGGGATCCCAATTGGAACCTCGCGCACCACGGGAAAATCGGCACTCATTCGCAAGTCCGTCGGCACGGCTTCGATGAGTGTTATTGTCGATTACATGCACATTATTCAGGGTACGAATCGATGATCATTGACAACATCACGACGCTTCTCGGCTTGATGACAAGCATTCTTGTAGCGGCTGCTTGGCTGCACAATTCACTTGGGCAGCTTCGCACCGAAGTGCGAGTGCTTCAGACTCAACTATTGAACTACGATCACCGCATTTCGCGGATCGAATCCGAAATCATCTCCCTACAGAAAGACAGACTATGAGCAAATCATGGCGAACTACGGCGGCTGGCATTGGTGCAATCATGGTGGCTGTTGGTGCGGCGCTCGGCGCTGCGTTTGACAGCAACGCCGCGACGAACGTGGATATCGCAGCACTCACCGCTGCATGCATGGCAGGACTCGGGCTGATCTTCGCTCGCGACAACGGCGTTTCGAGCGAATCTGCAGGAGCAAGGTGATTGAGCGAATCGCCGCTTCCATCGCGCTCGGAATCTTCGATTGGCTCGCGAAGCGCGCTGAAAGAGGGTCTACTGCTATCAATGCTAGTAGGGATACTCGTACTCTTGATCGGGCTGCCGCTTCTCTTCGCAGCTGGATGCTCGCGCACGATTCTCGTGCCGGAGTCAAGCCCGATTCGGATCGGGAAGGATTGCCGAAGTAAGGTCTACACGCTCATCGAGGGCGAATGGATCGAGAGCGCGAACACAGTGCAGATCCCCGAAGGGTGGTACTGCGTCCCCCCTTCCTTCGTGGAGCCAAAATGACGAACTTAGCTGCACTTTGCTGCTGCGGGGGAACGTGCGCGTGCGCGCATCCAATCTGCGTCGATGATTACCCGCCGGCGCTCTACCCCTCGATCGGTCGCCCTATCTTTGTAACGAATCCGCAGCACTACGCAGGGACTTTATGGCCTGCATGGTGGAACGGGATTCATCCGAACGCTACTTTGACCGTCAGTATCTTGATTGAGGTCGATCCGCCAGTGGGCGCGACGATGAAACTTGAAGTTTCCGGCACGTTGCCACTTGGCGGCACGAACGGCGCGCAGGTTGTAAACGTCTACGAGGATTCGTGGGGGATCTCCCCTTCGACTCCGTGCGGCCCATGGCCGCAGACCGTCGTGCGTTGCGGATCGGCTGGCTTGCCTGATGCGCCAATCACTGAAAACACTGGCGATCCTGCATGGTGGCCATACCGGAATCGCTACCTCATTCCACAATGGAGTGGGCCGATTAAGGTGGCAATCGATGACACGGCGTACACGTTGCCAGTGACGATCAACTACCCGATCGCAGTCGTGGGTAATCACACGACCTGCAATCGCACCGGCTGGCAATACGGCGCTACAGAGGGTGCATACGGGCTTGATCTTTGCATTCTTGGTGCGACGGACATTCCAACGGCGCTGCAACCAATCGGCAAGCTTGGGGACATGTCGAAGGTGTGGCTCGCGCCGACAGGTGATTCCGTCGCCTGCCCGAATACCTGCGCCAAAAATCTGCAGCTTCGCGTGCTTCGCGGCATCACTTCGGAGATTGCCGCAAACGAGGTGCTTCGACTCGGCAATACACAGATCATTAATGAGACGGGAACGGAAGTCATTGGCGGCCAAACGTGGGCATACACCGCAACGATCACCATGACCCCGAACAATTGGTGCTTACTTGATCCCGGCTGTGGCTGTATTCAAAGCTACTCAGAAAAATCGATGTGCGTGATGAACGCAGTTGTAACGATTCCAATCAATGACATCTGCACTGGCGCTTCGACTGCAACGGGAACCATGATCATCGGGCTCGTGGCGCATGATGATGTCGCCTACCCAACTTGGGAAAACACGGGCGGATATCTTGGATGCCGACCGTTTGAGGCTGCAATGCCGTTCGCTGGTCATGTCGACGTGCCGTACCGCAACGTGTACAACTACCTCTCGAACGGCGACCACTTCGACGGCACGCGCTGGACTCGGAAGATGCCTGCGCCGGTGGCAACTAATCTTTTTCTTCCACCGCCAGGCTGTGGATTCTCTAACCCCTCTTTTGGTGGCGGCTGCACTCCTGTAACGTTGCAATCACCTCCACCTTTTGATTTTTTCTGCGTCACGCTTTCCGATGATCCCGACAATCAATTCGGGCGCTGTGGGCAAATGATGCTTGATTTTCCCTGCGGCATTTCATACACGGTTGATCTCTGTCCTTCTAACCAACTGATTATCTATCCTTGCAGCCCGATGACAATCTATTGGCCTGCCACGACAACATGCACACCGGCAGGCGTACACACTCTGATCTGTCTCGGCACTCCAACCACCGGCACGGTGGCAATCACATGACCTGCGTGCGATTGATCGAGGGGAAGTGCTCTCTCGGTCTGTTCAACAGCTCACCGAAGAAGATGCAGTGCGCCAGCTGCATGAGCTACTCCGGAAATATTCGTGGCCTCGGGGACATCGTCGCGAAGGTCACCGAAGTGACGGGGATAGCAGCACTTGCAAAGAAAAGCGGCTGCAACTGTGGCGAGCGCCGGAAAAGATTAAACGAAATAATCAAACTAAACGCTTGACTTGGTGCGGATTCTGTCGATGCTGTGGCAACTCTTGAAAGGAGCCTAGTCCCATGTCTCAGATCAAAAAGAAGAAGTCACGCAATTGCAAAGATGACCGACGTGCTCGCGCTGCTAAGAAAAAAAAGGCAGCATCATGAAGCGCCAAACCATCGAGGCGTTCTGTTGGATTCTCGGCATGCTCCTCCTCGTCGCAGTCGCGACACTGGCGGGGCCATGAGTACGCCCTACCGTCGCTGCACTACTCGCGAATGCGAGAACTCCATTGAGGTCTGCGAACAGTGCTGTGTACGAGACACTGCCACACACCTTGCATGCCTCCTCTGTCCGGCATGCCTTGCAGAGGGAGAGCATCAGTCACGCAGACCACCCCACACATCCCGAGCTGCCTGGGAGCAAGGGATCACGGGCGACATTTTTAAGGAAACTTGAAGGAAAATTATGGAACGAAACCGACACATCGACTGCATCGCCATTCTGAAATCTGTCATCGAGTCTGGAAGATCTGAAACCGATTGGGGTGCACTCCTCAATCACGGCCTGAAGCTTCTCGATGCCACCAGTCCCCCCACTCATGGGGGCTCCTTTCCCGTCGCGAGTGGAGGCAGTGCACCCGCTGCCTCCACTCCGGCGGTTGAGCCATCGCAGACAGTCTCGGGGCTGCTTGCGAACCTGCAGATCATGCCCTCAAAATCGGGAGGCACATTCTGCAAGTTCACGGTGAACGGAACTCACGTCGCGTGCTTCGATGATCAAGTAAATCAGATCGTCCCAATGATGCTCGGTCAGATGGTGACTGTTGCATGCGCTTGCAAGCGAAGCGCCTGCGGCAAATTCATCAACCGGAGCGCGAAGGCAATTCAGGCTTCGCAGGCACCTTCACCCTCCATCCCCGATCAGGACATCCCATTCTGATCACAGGATCAATCCTGAGCCACGCTGACCCAACGCCACGGGCTTCCGAGAGTCTTTGCCTCTCTCGGGAGCCTTTTCTATTCCATCGTCTGAGATCGAATCCTAGGGGCTTGATCTCACCCCCTCCCCCCAACCCCCCTACTCCCTCTCTCCTCTCTCTCTCTCTGCACTCTCTCTCTCTCTACTCTCCCTCACCCCCCAAGAGAAAACCCCCTGCAGGGGTTTTTCTCTCC